CATGTACAAAAAATGATTGCTAGTATCCGTAAAATGGGAGTACTAAGATGTGTTATCACAACAACCACTAATATAATAGAGGGTGAAAATAAAAGATACATTATTGATGGTCAGCATCTTGCTACTGCATTAGAGAGGGAGGAAATGCCTATTCCTTTTATTGATATTAATGTAGAATCAGAAGAAGACCTAATAATGAAGATGGCTTATCTAAATAATTCATCTAAATCTTGGGACTTAATGAATTATATTAATTCATGGAAGATGATCCGGCCAGACTACATGAAGTTATTCAAGTGGAAGAACATGTATGACATAGAAATAACTATGTTAGCTGCAATTGGTATTAATAATGCTAGTATTAAATATAGTACTCAAAGCATTAAAACAGGTGATTTTAGAATTACTAATCCAAATGCAGAAGATATGTGTAAAGCATTTAATGATATATTCTTAAAGATTGGTATGTCTGAGCGGTCAGTAAAGTTTCAGTTTCTCACAGCATTCTTACAAGCTTATGGTAATTATAACCATGAGAAGGTAATTGCTAATCTTGATAAACATCTTAAAACTGTAAAGCTTATGATGAATGGAGATGAAACTGCTACTTATATCAGACGTAAAATATTTAATTTACCAAAATAATGGAAAGACAGGAAATACAAGATGAAGCTCTAAAAGCAACTGAGGGAAAGAGAGCCTGCACATTAGTTCTAGCCACAGGTGTAGGCAAAACTCTTGTTGGTTTAAGGCATATGGAAAAATATTATTCTCCATTGCAAAGTATTCTTATTGTTGCTCCTAAACTGTCTATCATAAGCTCATGGAGATATGAAGCTGAGAAATTTGGATTAAGTAAAGTACTTGAGGGTGCTACTTTCTCTACTTATCTTAGTTTAAATAAACATAATCCTAATGATTATGATGCAGTTTATTTTGATGAAGTTCACAGTTTATTAGATAGTCACAGATCTTTTCTTAATAGTTATGCGGGTAGAGTACTGGGTTTAACTGGTACTCCTCCTAAGCATAAAACATCTGAGAAAGGTAGATTAGTATCTGAGTATTGTCCAGTTGTCTATACTTTTAAAGCAGATGATGCAATAGAAAATGGTATTATCAATGATTATCAAATAATTGTGCATGAGATTAATCTAGATACAGCAAAGAACTATAAAGTATCAACAAAGAATGGCAATTTTATGACTTCTGAGTTGCAGAATTATAGTTATTGGGGTACAAGGATTGATACAGCATCAGGGCAACCTCATATACTTAGAGTAATGAGAATGAAAGCTATGATGGAGTATTCAAGTAAAGAAAAATATGCAAAAGCTTTGTTATCTAGTATAACAAGCAAGTGTATTGTATTTGCTAATACTCAGGAACAAGCTGATAGGATGTGTACACATAGCTATCATAGTAATAATGCAAATTCAGAGGAGAATTTACTTGATTTTAAACTTGGAAATATAAATAAACTTTCATGTGTACTGCAGTTAAATGAAGGTGTAAATATACCAGGTTTAAAACAAGGCATTATTATGCATGCATATGGTAATGAACGTAAGGCTAGTCAAAGAATAGGAAGACTTTTGCGTTTAAATCCAGATGATAAAGCTATTGTGCACATACTATGCTATGTAAATACTGTTGATGAAAAGTGGGTTAAAGAAGCTTTAGAAGATTTTGATCAGAGTAAAATAGTTTGGAGAAGCTATAATTTACAAAAAGTATAATTCTTATATTTAATATATGGAAGAAAATACACATAAAGTAATTTTACATAATGATAATAAAAATTCATTCCCATATGTAATGGCCTGTTTAATTAGATTTTGTGAACATGACCATACACAAGCTGAACAATGTGCTTTACTTGTTCATCTGAATGGTAAATGTGCCATTAAACATGGAAATTATTTAGAAATGCTTGAAATATCAGAAAGTCTTAATAACTTAGATCTTAAATCATCAGTTGAAACACATGAAAGTTATATGCATTGATAGTTCAAATAAACCTTCTAAAATACCTGATAATGAATGGATTACAGAAGGTCAAGTATACACAGTTATACAAGTTGTAAAAATGGGATTACAGAATAATAAAGCAGGAGTAAAGCTAGAAGAAGTAGAGCTATCAGAAAGTTCTTTTCCTTATGAGTTTTATGACTTTGAAAGATTTATTTCTGTAAAATTATTATCTGAATTTTTTCATGAAGAAAAAGTTGTTGAGAATGCAGACTTAGAATTAATTTAATTTATGAAAAATTCAACAAAAGAATATTTAGGGCTTATACTTGCAATATATATTTTATTTTCTCAAATATTTGCCCTATATTTTTTGTTTTTATATGGAAAAGATCATAGTTTTTTAAACACAATACTAATTGGACCTTGGGTTAGTGAGTTTAAAGGATTATTGTTTCCATTTTTTGCATAATTTATGGAAAAAGATTTATTTGAACTTAGTAAACTTTTAAATCAAGATATTGTAAATATAATTGATGCTTATTGTTTAAAAGGTAAATTAAGAGACAGAGAGCTTGTCTATAAAAGATACTATTTATATCATGTTTTACATTTTAAAAGACATCTAACTACAAGAATAATAGGGATGTATTTTAATAGAGATCATAGTACTGTTTCTGTTGGAATTCAAAAACATAATTATTGGTGGAGTATACAAGATAAAAATTATTTGAGAACAATACATCCTTTACCAGATATACTTGCAAATAAACAAAACTTGGGTGACGATCAATATAAATTAGAATTCACTTATATTGATGAAGAAATATCTAAAGTTTCTATTATTGGTAACTTTAATTGGAAAAATTTAGATAAACTTCCAGATATTTTAACTAAAGAGCAATTACAAAATTTATTTTTATAATATGGGGAGAATGAAAGAAATATACATGCAAATCATGCATGCAAATAATGGTATACCAGAGGAAATGACTATTGAAGATTTCCTAAAAATGAGAGATTTAAACATTTATCATTGGAAAGAATATGAAAGAGCCCAAGAAAGAGCCAGATTACAACTTAATCAACAAGCAAATCTGGGAGAGACTACAAAAGATTCTGAAAGAGAACCCAGTAGAGGAGAAGAGATCTATTAAAAAGAATAAGAATAAATAAAGTGAAACATTTTATAAAATATCTATTGGTATGGATAAGCCAAAACTTATCCATACCATTTTGGATGGTGGGGCATATACATCTCTCAGTAAATGTGTATGAGGATATCCATGAGATACTTATGTCACTGGGAATGAATATCATAGTAGCCATTGGATTTATTATTGATTATAGAGATTCAAGAAAAAACAGTAATTTAGATAAAAATTAAGAACATGCCGGATATAACTATGTGCCATGGATTTGAATGTCCAGTTAAAGAAAAATGTAAAAGATTTACTGCAAAGCCTGATGAGCATTGGCAAGCATATTTTCTAGAACCACCATATGATAAAACTGATACAAGTTTTACATGTAATTTCTATTGGGGGGATAATGCTGAGGCTGTATGGAAACAGTTAAATGATATTATGGGTATAAATTTACCAGAGTAGTGTTAACTTGTAAGATCAAAAAACTTTACAAATTTTAAACCTATAAGCTATGAAACAAACAGCAGAACAAATAATAGTGCCTTAAGATGCACTATTTAATTCAATTACACAAGAAAAACCAATGGATGTATAATATAGTGCTATTTACTGCACGAAATAATAAATCAATAATATGAAACAAACAGCAGTAGAGTGGTTGATAGATGAACATTTCGGGGGAATAGAAAATTGTACTCCCGATTTTAGGTTTTGTATACAACAAGCCAAAGAAATAGAGAAGCAAAGAATGATAGACTTTGCATTTAATTTTTACTATGATTTTTGTAATAAAACAGATGTTCCGTTTAATTTAATTAGTGAAAATAGAGGAAATGCAGAACAATACTATAACGAAACCTTTAAACAACAAGAACTATGAAATTAATTGAAGTAATTACTCAACACCGAAGAGACTTTCAAGGAAAGTATCAATGCGAATTCTGTAATCATATTGATATAGATGAAAGTATGGATAGTTATGATGATTTTTATTATCATCAAAATGTTATACCTAATACAAAATGTAAAAATTGTGGTGAATCTACTATATCAAAAGGTGGTGAAATCCAAAAAGTAAAAACAAAATATCCAGAAGGATTGCAACTTTAAACAACAAGAACAATGAAAAAATTAATTGTAAAACTAATTCACTTTTTTGCACCAAGTTACTTTAGTAATAAAAGCTATGGACAATTAAGTAAATGGGGAATTGAAGATATATATAACGGTAAAATTTATTTTGATTAACTAAAAAACAAGAACAAATCAATAAAGAATAAGGGGTAAAAATTGCCACATAAATAAAATAGAAATGATATGAAAGCAACACTTGAATACACCCTGCCGGATGATCAAGCAGAATTTGATTTTGCTGTACAAGGTAGCAAGATGTACTCAGCTTTGTGGGACATTTCTCAAGATCTTAGAAAACTATGGAAGTATGAAGAACTTAGTGAGGAAGAGTGGAAGATGGTTGAGAGAATTAGAGATAAGTTTTATGAGATACTGAGTGATCACAACATAAATCTAGAGAAGTAACTAAATAAACCAATACATATGATTATTTTAAGAAAAGGAGAGGAAAGGAAGGGACACAGAGTATTAATGGTAAAACTTACACCAATGTCAGAGACAAGATTCTCTGTACAGAAGAAAGTTAAATTCTTATGGTTCTTTACTAGATGGGAAGATGTGTTAGATAAACACGGGATGCCCAAGATATTTGATTCCAATAAGAATGCATCAGCTTTTATTAACTTTCAGAAACGTTGGTAGAGAAAGTTAGTAAGTATTAGTAAATGGGGGGATCATTCTCCCCATTTTTATTTAAAAATAATTGATATGGAAAAAGAATTTTTGCCTTATGATTTAGCTTTAAGAATGAAGCAACTTGGATTTGAAGAACCTTGTTTAAGTTATTATGAAGGAGAGTCATTCTCATATCATTTGGCATCAATAAAAGGAGATGATTACATTATCCCAGCACCACTATATCAACAAGTATTCAGATGGTTTAGAGAGAATGGATTCCTCATTCATTTTTCAAGTCATGATGTTAATATCCATGACTTTTATATTAAGTGGTCTCCAGATAAATCAATTCTTTCAGATGCCTATGATACTTACGAAGAAGCAGAACTTGCTTGTCTTGACAAATTGATTGAAATTGTAGAAGGAAATGGGTCTAGTAGATAAAGTAACTAGAAAAAGTATGATAATAAGGCCATCAGGACGGTCAACTGATTTTATTAGTCCTTCTTTTGGTCACGGGTGCTTATACAATTGTACTTATTGTGTGACCCCAGATACATTAATTACTACTCCTTATGGAGTAAGAATGGCTGGAAAAATTCAGGAAGGAGATCAAATAGTTTCTTTTTGCCAGGATACCGGGAAACTTGAAACAGACTTAGTGACTGTAATTGGTCAACGGGATACTGATGAACTTTATGTAATTGAAGTAGATGGACAAAGTGTGACTGTAACTGGTGAGCATCCTTTTTATACAAAGAATAGAGGTTGGGTAGAAGCACAATATCTAACTGAAGATGATGAACTACTTTGTGAAAGTCGTGGTTTAATCCTATAATATTATTAGGATCAAATACATCTATGTCAGCAAGTTTACAAAACCATCTTGGGATAATATGATGGTAGTCTATGTTGTTAGTAGTATTAGTTAATGCACAGTGTGTAAAGTTTAAATTCTTTTTAAGTTTATACCAGTCATTAGATTGATATTCTATAGCATGTGAGCTACCATCTAAGTAATTAGGATTACCAGAGCCTTGATATCTTTCAGATATAATTTGACCCTGATTCTTCTTACCAAGTCCTTGTTCAGTACAATCAGAACAATAACCATTTCTAGCTTTAGATTTGGGAGATTGTTCACCACAAATTTTACATATAACCCATTGTGTACTTGCTGAAGGAAGACTCTTATCAATTGTAAAAAGTAAACCTTCAAATCTTTTCATAGTTCTGAAGTCTCTTTTGTAAAATTTACCAGCCTCTTGGAATGTTCTAAAGACTGGTTTTGATTGTTGATTGAACAATTCAGAATAATTTGTTTCACAGGTGGAATTACAATAGGTTGTAGACTTTTTTGTAATTTTACCACAATATTTACAACTCATGGATTTAGAATTTAAGAAAATAAAAGCTATAACAAAGATAGCAAAACAATCTAAGGTTGTCAACTTTTCTGTACAAAAGAATGAGAATTATTTTGCAAATGGAATATTGACTCATAACTGTTACATGAAAAGACACAAACCGGAAGGATTATCTATAGCAACAAATACTATGGATATTCTGACAGAGATTAATTCACATGTTTGGTTTGCTGATGTAGAGAAGCCCAATCAAACACATCCGGATTATATTACTTATGATATTTCTTGTAATGAAGACTTTGCTCTCCATGCTAAGTATCATGACTGGCAGAGTATTTTTAAGTTCTTTAGAGATCATCCACTTGCTATGGGTTCATTTGCTACTAAGCATGTGAACTATGATTTACTAGAGTTCAATCCAGAGGGTAAGATTAGAATAAGATTTAGTCTAATGCCTGAAGATTATAGAAAAATACTAGAGCCAAATACTTCAACTATATATGAAAGATTATCCGCAGTTAGATTATTTTTAGAATCTGGTTATGAAGTACATTTAAACTTTAGCCCTGTAATAGTTCATGATGATTGGTTAGGACAGTATAGTGCACTATTTCAATTTATAAATTCAGGAGCTAAGCATCATTATTGGGATTTTGATGAAGTAAAAGCTGAAGTAATCTTTCTAACACATAATAAAGATAAACATGAGTATAATGAAAAGAATAAGATCATGGGTGAAGAGTTACTCTGGAGACCGGACATACAAGAAAGGAAGACTTCCCAGTACGGAGGAGAAAACATTAGGTATGCACAGGGATGTAAATCACATTACATTAAACAATTTACAGAGTTACATGATGCCATTATTCCCTGGAACACCATTAGATATATATTTTAGAATGGAAGCACAAGAAATTAAAAAACTAGTTGCAGCAATTGCTGAAGAACATTATAATATAACAGATGGTGTAGATGGTAATCTAAACTATCTATGGTATATGTATCATAAGGGAACTAAGAAAGATGAGTTCCGGCCTTTTGTATATATGGCTGAGTTAATGTTGTTAAAGAAGTATAATTATATTACAACAACAGAGGTACAAAATGTAGTGGAAATGATGAAGTCAGAGGATAAAGATAATCTTACTATGGTTACATTAACTATAGAGAATCTTAGGAATTTAAGAATTAAAGAACATGGAATATATTCAAAAGAAAACAAAGCATATGCTGAACTAGAGTACACATATGCATTTGATGTATTGAATCATACTGTGTTTTTACAAACAATGGCAGAAAAATGACAGAACAAGAATTAATTAACTTAGGCTTTGATAGAGTAGAAGTCTCAGATAGTGAGAGTCAAAATGGTTATGACTATTATTACTATGTATTAGACTTATTACCAGGACTCAGCCTAATATCATCTGGTAATGATGAGAGTCAGGATGGCTGGTGTGTATACAACTTTGATTGGATAAATGGAGATGAGATAACAAAAGATTCTATTCTTCATCTGAAAGAGGTTGCCGCTGCCCAGGGTTATCTAGGTCAACATCTCCACTAAGTTTAGTAAGTTGTGCTTTCTCTGCAAGTATGTTAAACATGATCATAGCAGCAGCAGATTTATAACAATCATCTATTTCAGTTTGGACTATATCCATAGGTACGGGAGTTGTTAGAACCTCTCCTGTTCTTAAATGGATCCTAGTGCCTGCATCAGGATTCATTACATTAACAAATGAAGTTCTAGTAATGTGTGTTATATTGAGATGTTCAATATACTCTCCGTCTTTGTCTTTTAGTACTATTGGTAGAAACATTAGATAATTGTGTTGCCTTCTATTTTGTAATTATTTACAGACACTAAATTATCAATTTTTGTTAGAATGGCAAACCCATGGTTCCATTCATTTATTTCCATGTAATCTGGTGCTAGTTCACATAGACATCCAAGGCTATAAGCACGGATAGTTGTAGATTCACCAGTTCCATAAACTCTTTGTGAGCTTTGAGAACTTTTGTGAAAGTGATTAATAATACAATTGGTTTTAAGCCTCATTAAAGCAGTTCTAGCTGGTACAACACCACCAGCTCCAGGAATCTTATCACCATGTTCTATAAGAAAATCTCCAAAAATTACTTTAGTTCTAAATGGGATATATTCTATTTTATATTCTGCTACATGTAAGATTACATCCAATCTGAATTCATCCATGTCAAGTAACTCAGATGCTTTTATTCTAAGATACCTTTCAAACCTGTTTTCATGATTACCAGGTATAAAGTAAATAGGAATGCCTGGGAATCTTGAGCGCATGTACTCAAAGAACTGCTTACCTGCTTCTATTTCATTTTTAAAATGAACCTTTCTAGGATCTTTCTCATGAAAAGAAAGCTGATAGAAGTCAAGTAGATCTCCATTGATTAGAATGCTATCTACACCTTCTGCTTCCATTCTGTCACATGCAGTTTCTATTGCATCTTCATCATGATAGGGAATGTGTAAGTCACCAATAACACCTAACTTCTTACAGCCTGTGGGAAATGTGAATGTTCCTCTTTTTTGTGTAAGAGAAGATGGTAGTGATACAAAATTATTCATAACTTTAATTTTAAGTTCTTTTTGAAATTTTCTATTAGCCATTTTTTTTCTTGACTTATTTCCTGATTGACCTCTATAATATCTCATTCTATCATAAACAATATCATAAGTTTCAAAGAATGCTTGATTTTCTTGATATATTTTACGGGCTAGAGTTTTAGTAGGAGAATTTGGAAACTTTTCAAGATATTCTAAAATAATTTTAGTATTTGATTTGAAAGAGTTATGAGATTTTTCAGTCATAAGTACATAATAATATAATAAAAAATGCCATATGTTTAGTTTCAAACTTACAAAAAGTGATGGGAAGTTAGTCTATATTAATGAAAACACAAAGATTTCTTATCAATTATTTCTTGATAAACTTCAAGAAGGTCAGGAAATTGAAGTGTTTATGGGACTTACTTCAGACACAGGTAGTTTAGCACAATTAGCTAAAGTACATGCCTGTATTAGAGAATTAGCCAAAGAGTCTGGCTATACATTTGAAGAAATGAAATTTATAGTTAA